TATTAAATATATTTGCCGACACCCTAAGAAAGGCAGAAAGGAAGACATATTAAAAGCAATCCATTATTGCGAAATGATACTCGAACGCGATTATGGAAGCCATGACAATGTATGAACAGGATCTGTTTAATGAGCCTACATGGGTTCCTCCAATTGAATTACCAGATTTATCTAAAGAAACTATTATTGCTATTGATGTAGAAACTTGTGATCCTAATTTATTAACACTAGGTCCAGGATGGTCCAGGAACGATGGGCGGTTGATAGGGATTGCTGTAGCGTCTTCTAAGTGGTACGGCTATTTACCTTTTGGTCATGAAGGCGGTGGTAATATGTCTAAGAAGATGGTGGTAACATGGTTACAAGATCAACTTAAACATGGCATGTCTGTAGTCTTTCATAATGCGCAATATGATTTAGGATGGTTACGAACCGTAGGAATAACTGTGCCGGGTAAGATATTAGACACTATGATTGCCGCGCCATTGTTAGATGAAAACAGATATTCGTATTCTCTTAATGCTTTAGGAGCAACGTATCTGGGCGAAAAGAAAAAAGAAGATGAGCTGCGGATGGCGGCAAGTCAGCATGGTGTGGATGCTAAAAAAGATATGTGGAAGTTACCGGCTTCTCGAGTTGCGGCTTATGCAGAGACAGATGCGCGGTTAACTTTACAGCTGTGGAACGTACTGCGACGTAAATTAGCTGAAGAAAACTGCGGTAAAATTTTAGAAATGGAATTAAAGTTACTTCCTATTATATTTGAAATGCGCGTAAAGGGTATCCGAGTAGATCTAAATAAAGCAGCAGAAACTAAAAAGTATCTGCAGGATAAAGAAGATACTTTATTATTAGAAGTTAAAAAAGAAACGGGAGTGGACATTGAGCCGTGGACAGCGACTTCTTTAGCTCAAGCATTTGACAAGTTAAACTTAACATACGAACGAACAGCTAAATCAGATGCACCAAGTTTTACAAAACATTTTTTAAAAACACACAAGCATCCAATTGCTAAAAAGATATTAGAGATAAGAGAGTACAACAAGGCGAACACTACGTTTGTTGAGACTATTTTGCAACACCAACATAAAGGACGTATCCACTGTGAGTTTAACCAATTAAGATCTGGAGATGGTGGAACCGTAACGGGAAGATTTTCTTCAAGTCATCCTAATCTCCAACAAGTACCTGCTCGACACCCAGAAATTAAAGAACTGATTAGAGGTTTGTTTGTACCAGAAGAAGGATGTAAATGGGGAAGTTTTGATTACAGTGCGCAAGAGCCCAGGTGGTTAATGCATTACGCCTCATTAACACCAGAAACAAAAGACAACGTTAGAGTACAAGAGATTGTAAAGTCTTACCAGAGTGATGATTTGGACTTTCACCAAATGGTAGCCGACATTGCGGGAGTAGAACGTAACTTAGCCAAGACCATTAACTTAGGGATTATGTATGGCATGGGCATTGGTAAGTTGGCGGGTATCCTTGGAGATATTCCCTTTGATGAAGCTAAAGCGTTACGAAATGATTACGATGAGAAAGTTCCTATTCATATGGATAAACTTGAAGAGGAATGGGAAAACATACAAGACACACCATTAGAAGAACGTGATAAAGATTGGCGCAAGAAAAACCCTATCAACTATCAGGTGGCTTTTACGTATAAAGCTCTTAATCGTTTGATTCAGGCATCTTCAGCTGATCAGACTAAAAGGGCTATGTTGAATTGTTATGAAAAAGGTTACCTGCCTATGCTAACAGTTCATGATGAACTTTGTTTTTCTGTTAGACATGATGACAACATAAAAGACATTAAAGAAACAATGGAGAATTGCTTTCCGGAATTAAAAGTTCCTTCACGTATAGATGTAGGAATTGGTGAAAATTGGGGTAAAGCTAAGTAGAAGAGCGCGAGATGAATCGCGCTCACAACTAAGGTATTTTTAGTATATATTAAAACTTTTTAAAAAACCACTAAAACCTCACCAAGCTTTTTTTTATTTTTTTTTTAACCGCAGAAAACAGCCATTTATTTTTTAAAAACAGGCAAAAAAGACTGAAATCCGTCATTCTTGAAAACCCAATATGTTATAATGGTCTAAACAAAGAGAATTATGCTGTTTGACATTGTAAATAAATATTGTGTTTGAGTTGGTAGTAACTTTTTTTATAAAGGAGATTACTATGAACGATAACAAACATTTATTTTCTGATATGTGGGGACTCCCTGCTAAGAAAAAAAGAAACCGTAATTATAATACCGTTGATTATGAATGGGATATTGAAATTACAAATAATGAAACTGAAGACATCGAAGATCATTGGTTTGCAGATAAATTAAAAGATTTATTGTGGGCTAATCCCAAAAGTAAAGAATACGAAGAACATAAGTCATATCATTTAAACCGTCATTTTGTGTTGGTTTTAGTTAGAGATGTAGGTAACGATTTTGATGGTCTTACTTGCCGAAGTTGGGCTTATCCAGAAAACAATAAAATGCCTACAGAATTTGATAATGGCACTAAAGTTCCAAAACGATTTCTTATTGAATATGAAAAAGTTTGGAAATAAAAAAGCGTACTAGCACTAACTAATACGCTTTAATTAAAACAATTATTAAGTTACTACCATCTTAAACACAATTTTATTGTCCTGCAAGAGGATTATTAAGAGCACGTTCAAGAAGTTTAATAATTCTATCTTCAAGTTCTTTTAGTTTGACATCTATAGTTTCATTACGTCGTTGTGCATCGGATTCTATGGCAGTTCTTTTGCCATCAAACCTATCTTCTGCGTGTTGTATCAACGTTCTTACATCATTTTCTGCTGTACGTTGACTGCCTCGTATTTCTTGTTCCGTGGTTCTCGATCTCTTATCCACGTTACTTATAGCATCCATAACTTGATTTATATCCTTACGCAGTTCATTACGAATATCCCTGGCATCACCTTGAGCCGCTTGCACAAGTTCTAATGCAGTAGATATTTCTGACTGTAACAACGTATTCATATTAGTAATTTCATTTTCTATTTTAATTTCTAAACTTTCTATCTTTTCATTTGTTACATTAACTGTTGTATTAAAGTCGCTTAATTGTTTTTGAAAGCCACTTAAATCAGGAGCTGTGTAATTTGCTATCTTGTCTTCCATAGCAACCCATCGGGCATATCCTTCAAATCCTGCCCATATTGCTCCACCTATTGTACCTAGTAATGGGAATATCAATAATAGCTTACCCCCTTTTACTTTAATTCCTTTGTATTCTACTTCATTACTCATACTGGGCTCCTAGCATTTTTTCAAAGACCAAGCTATCTCTCACGCCATAATAATCTCCTAAAGGATCTTGTAGCACGGTATTTGCATATATTTCTTTTGATTCATACCAGGTAGGTTGCACTTGTGTCGGCACCTGTTGATATGTTTTAATGTCTGCACCCAGAGCATTAACCAATGCTAATGTTGTTAATTGTGCTACTGCATCATATTGACTATCAAAACTTTGCATAATCTCTTTAGCTTTTTCTTGTTTAGCTTCTTGTTTTTTTGTAGGCTTTTCATCTTCAGCTTTAGCTTCTTTTACTTCTTCTTTAGGCTCTTCAGTTTCTTCTTTGGCCTCTACTTTTTCTTCAGTTTCTGTTTTTTCTGCTACTTCTTTCTCTTCGACAGGTTCTTCTGTTTTTTCTTCAACTATTTCTTTCGGTTCTTCTTTAGGCTCGTTTACAGGCTCGTCAGACGCTGTTGTTTCTGTAGTAGGTTCTTCTTCCTTAACTTCCTCTACAGGCTCTCCTGGCTCGTTTACAGGGGACGAAATTTCTTGAGAAGGGCTTTCAGCTTCAGTTTCAGGCTCAACTACTGCTACTTCAGGTTCTGGCTGTGATTCTACTTCTACAACTTCAGGTTCCGTTGGCATAGTGTCTGGAATCTCTACCGGTTCAACATTTGTATCGGAAACTGTAGTGTTTGGAACTTCCACAATTTCTGGTAAATCCATAACTTGTTGAATATCTTCTGTTAAAGTTTCAACAGTAACTACAGGTTCGCCAACATTTAATGTAGGTGTAAATCCGGCATCATCTATTGTTTGTATTTCAATAGGCATTGCAACATCATCTAATGAGATAGTAGGTAAAGTTACAACGGGACCAAAATCATCCATAGGAAATACAGGTATATCATCAACAGGATCGCCAATAGGATCATCAACAGGATCAGGAGTAGTGTAAGATGTATCGGATATAACTGTGTTTATAGTTTCTATTATTTCATTTTGTATTAAATTATAAACTATTTCTTCAGTTACAGTTGTTGTTATTTGATTGTAGTAAACATCAAACCACACAGAATCAAACATATACTCACCATAGCCACCTATGTTTATATATAAAGAACTTAATCCACCTGCATAATCTACATTACTATTTATATGACCATAAGGTGCTAAGTAATTACCATTAGCGTTTAAAGTAAATGTTGATTTATCTACATTATAGGTATCTGTCCATTGTAAAGCTGTACCTTCATAACCTTTTAATTCTACAAAAGCTGTTTTACTTGCATCATTATACATGCCTGGTTCCATACCAAAACGCATTTCCCATCTGACTTGTCCTCCATCATCAATAGAAAACTGATTGAGGTCTACTGTTTGCCTCCAAGTTGTTAAAGAATCTAATCGTGCTGAAGCACAAGTATTACTACCTGGATAGACACCTAACTTATTATTACATGAAGTATGCGAATTGATTGAACCCTGCCCACCCCAGTCTTGATCCATATCCCCTTCGTATCTCTCAGCTACGATACCTGTTGATTCGCTACTTAATATAGCTCCTGTATTTTTATTTTCAATTACTGTAGTAGTTGTTGTAGTTGTAGTAACTTCTAAATCACCTTGCATTTCTACTTCAGAAGTAGATGTTGAGGTTGTGCCTTCATCTTGCATTTGAGCATTAGAGGAAAAGCAAAAACAAAAGAACGCTAAAAATACCCAAAGCACCTTCATCACTTACTATCTCCTCTTCTTTAACATTTTCTTTAACCCATTTATCATAGTCAGGTCTTTTCTCTGGGTTCTCAGCCCAACCTTTAGCGGCTTCTAGCCCAATTTTTCCATAAAACGGACACGGTGTACCGGCCATTTCCATACTCGCAAACACCCTTTCGTCCTGACACAACATAGCAACAGCACCAACTTTCATGCCCATAGCAAACAATGCTCTTGATAATTTAAGTCTTTCACAATTTAAATCTCTTATAGAACCACCACCGGCTAAACCTAAGATTTGTGTTTGTAACGCAGCACTAGCAGCAAAACTACAAACATCTTGATTATTAATAACTACACTAGGCGCAGAAGCGGTACCAGGAGTACGATCTACGGTCGTAGTTCCACTGACCGTGGATGATGTAGTAGACACCGTATTTGTCTGTGCATATCCTCTACTACATAACGCAACTAAAGCTAAAAAAACAGCTACAATTAATAGTGCTAATAATTTGTTCATCATTATTCAACCCAAACTCCATATTCCATCAACTTAGCCAAACGTTCGCTTCGTGACTTTACTTGAGCTGCCCAAGCACTTGACCGCATTTGATTGGAAGCTTCTACCCAGTTTTTATCTTGTAAAGCTTGAAACATTTTAGGCCATTTGTCAGGGTTAAATCGTGTTAATCCCATATTAAATAGCATATCCAATAAGACTGCCTGACGTGTACTATCCAGTTCATGATAAATATCCCAGGATTTAGCTTCCTGTTCTACACGATCTATATCCGCATGTAACATGAACCGTGCTTCTTCTTCCGATATTCCTAAACCATCGCCTGCAACATTTCGACCAACGCCAATGGTCGGGTGTCCCTGGGCCACGTCCCCTTTACTAAGGTCTTTTCCTGTCGCATCATCGTACACTTTTAATTTCATACCTTCATGAAGGATTAACATATTCGCAAGTTTGGTACGATCTATTGGCATTAGCGTATTCCTAGAACTTTATTAACTTCTACTTCTCTTAAAACATCTCTTCCTTGACTTATTCCTTGATTTACACCCTGTCTAATTTCTTCCGGAATATTTTCCTCTACAGCTTGAGAGCTTTCACGAATACCAAAACCAGGAAGTTTTCGTCCTTGCTGAGTAATAAATTCTCTTCTTTGTCGTGCGCCTACAGGTACAATATCTTGTCCCATATCTACTCCAAAACGAATACCTTGTTTCATCTCACGAGAACGCATACGTGGGTTAGTAAAGAATTTTAATACTTTTCCACTTCTTAAAAGTTTTCCTAAACCTACAATCGCTGTAAGTTCTGAAGCAAAATTTAAAGGAGCTGTTAAAGCACGATATCCCGCACTAGCTACAAAAACTGCTGGAGCTAAACCAGCTTTGCCTTTAAAAGCACGATTAGATACGCGAGCAGCATCTTGAGAAACTTTAATTAAATTATTAATTACTTCTTTGCTTCCTAAAATATTTTCTAAAGATTTATTTTTATTCATAACTTTTATAGTCTTTTCCATTATTTCGCCAAAAGAACCAGTAGCAATACCTTGAGGAGTAATTCCATCAGGAAAACTTGTATTAACAATACGTGCCATTACCATATCACGAATACCTTCTGTAGCTTGATCGGCAGCTTCTCTACCTTGTGTGCTATTAATACGACTAATTAAAGTATTAAAATTAGTAGGTTTAGCTAAAAGTCCTGTTACTAAAGTATCCATGTCATCTATTGTTCCTTGACTAACAGCCTTTAAAAAAGCATTTTCTCCATCTAATTTTGCTTGTGCTATAACATCTTTTACACGATTCATTTCTACTCTTACCGCAGGTAAATATAAAGTGTCGTCAATAGCTGCAATATTTGTAGGACTTCCTTTTAACTTATTAACAACTAGAGCATCATTTGCAATTTGATTTAAACGACGATAATTATCACCAAACAAAACTTTTGCTGTGTCATCGCCCAATTGTTTAAATTGAACTGCAAACCTACCATAATTAGTTAAACCTGTATCATCTATGCTTTTTCTTAATGTATCTCGCATCCATTGATTTCCTAACATATCACGAACACGATCCCGTACAACCGGGGCACTACGACGAGCAGTCGCATCAGCAGCGTGCATTTTCATAAGATCAACATTTTGCTCAAGAATTCTTTTTGCAGTAGGGTCATCAACACCTACTTTTTGTATCCATGTAGGTATTCTTTTAATAACACTAGATAAACCTTCTGTATGCACTAAAGCATTAAATTCATCAACATTTCCGCGAGAAGCTAACTCTCGTAATGTATTAAAAATTTTTGGATCTGTTTGTTGTATTTTTCCTACTTGACTTGTAGAAGGAGTAATAATATTTAAAAACTTTTTTAATTTTTCAGGTTGTCCATTATTTACAATAAAATTATTTACGCTTCCCAAATCTACCCAGTTATTACCCTCTACATTACGAATAATTTGTTCTGCAGCTTCGCTACTAAATAAACTTTTACCATCCATATAATGTTTATTAGCTTTACTTAACAAGTTAAAACCATTACGTATTTCTTCAATTTTAGCAGGTGATTGAAATCCTTCCATTCCTTTGACCCCTACTCCTCCAGTTGTACCTTTTACTTTACTAATAGCTTCGCCTAAAATGTTTTCTTGATTAGCTAACATTTCATCAATATTTTTTACTAAAATAGCAGCATCTTTTGCAGCTTCTGTTCCTATTAATTGAGGATTATTTCTTTCTGCGTTTAACACAGATCGCAAACTATTTAATTCACTAGCTGTAAATTTAGGTGGAACTCCCGCCGTTCCTTTTATTTTGTTTTCTAAAAATTTAACTAATTGAGTTCCTACTAATCCTTGATTACTAATAACTTTAAATACATCTGATTGTAAATCTTTTATTCCTCTAAGCAAAGGAGCTCCATTAAACACTGCTTGATTTCCTAAAGCTTTTGTTGCATTTTCATATAAAATAGAAGAATCTTGTCTAAACAACCGTGCTGCATCACTTAATGCCGTAGCAAAATCTTGTGCTAATACTCCTGTCATTTCTCCATCACTATTTTTTAAATTTTTCCCTACTATTTTATTAATTTCTTTAAATTCTTGTTCTATTACATCATACAAATGACGATTAGCTATGCGAATGGCTTCATTAGGATCTTTCATAGAATCACGAATAAGTTGACTAATAGCACTTGCTTGCTCTTCTAACAGTCCTTGAGCTTCTTTTTTAGTTATATCGCCTTTATTTACTTGCCCTATTATCTTTTTAACATATTCAGAATTAGCACGCGCTGCTGTACGATTAGGAAGAATAGCTTCATAAATAGCTTGCATTCTTCCTAAAAATGCTTTTCCTGTAGCTTCTTCTACATTAGGTCTTGCACCAGCTCGAACAGTTTTATTTACTTTTACACGTGCTTCTTCAGTAGCATATTTTAATGCTTTTTTTGGCGAAAGTCCTGATGCAACTAATTCTTCTACCCTAGCTTCTGAAGGTTTAGGACCTGGTCCTTTAAGGATACGTCCTCCTAAATAAAATAATCCTCTAAATAAACCTTCTCCTCCGGCCATCCATGCTGCTTCAATAGCCATGTCGCTATAAATATCTCCTTTGCCAAACCCTGGTTTTTGTAATTGAAAACCTTCTATATGTTCAAGATATTCGTCAATACCTTTACCTGCTGCAGCAGAAGCTCCCATTATGCCAACAGCAGGAATAAATCCCACACCTGTAGTAGCTAAACCTGCGGCTAATGTAGAAACTAATACACCACGATATTCTCCTCCAAACCGAGCTAAATCATAACGACTAAACCCTTTACGATTTACAGGCATTGTACCACTATCAGGTAAATCGTACTTATCTTTTATTGTAGCTTCTATATTGTCCAAATTTAAAATAAAATTATTTGGTCCTCGTTGTTCTATGCCTTCTTCACCAAATACTGAAACTAAACGTTTTGCACGTTCAGCATCGTTATCCGCTTTTCCATAAAAATATTGAAATCCAGCATCTGCTACTTCTAACTCTGGGTGTGTTAACGGTGGTCCTTGATCCTTTGATGTTTGAGCACCACTTCTAGTTCTTACACGTTTTTGTAAGTCTTCAAAAGAAATAGTCGAATAATCAACTTTTTCTTCAAAAAGTTCAGGTTTTGTATTTCGTAAATTAGTTATTTCTTTTTCAATTACTTCTTGAGAAGCATCTTGAAAATCTATCATTGTACCATTAGGTAAATTTATTTTAGTCATTATTTTTTCTCAGCTTCAAACATTTTATAAGTAAAATTACCATCCTCATTAACAATAAATTCTCCTAAAACTCCTACATCAGTACCTATATCTCTATAAGTAGTTCCTTTAGTAGCTGTAGCGTCTCTTCTTAAAGGGTCAAGCACAAAGCTTGTAAATTTTTCATCCGTTCCTGCAACTAACCTATTTTCATATTGTCTGCTTAATTGATTAATAGTTGCTTCTCCTTGTGATATATTCATCTCTATACGTGATCGAACTCTTTGTAATTTGTCATTTAATAATTGAGGGTTTTGAAAAGCACCTGCTTGTAAACTTCTAACTAACCCTGAAATTTCTGCAGCTAATTCTCTATCAATATTAGAAACATTTTTAGATCCTTCTCCTAATAAGGTTTTTAACATATTATTAGCAACGACTTGCATCATATCATTATATTTTGTTCTTCCGCCTAAAGCCTTCTCAGCATCTGCTTCACTCATACCTATTACTTCTGTAGGTACACCTGCTGCATTAAAAGCCTTTAAAACAGCGTCTTTAAAAAGAGATTTTATGCCTGTTACTTGATTTTGTGCATTCAGTTCCATTGCTGAATCTATAAAGCTCGTTAATTCTTTTCCCATAATAACTTTATCTAAAGCTTCACTAAACTCCGTAGTAACTTTTCTGGTCATATCATCGTCTACCACTAATTCGGCTCTTAATGCCGTATTTATATCCTTTTCAAGTGCCTTTAAAGCTTTTATAGCAGCTAATTCATCTCCATACATACCCGTAGTAATTAAATTATCAAAATTCATTCCTGCTATTTTATCTGCTGTAGAAATAGGAACTACTTGACCTTTAGTAACCTTTGTTTCTGTTCCGTCAGGGAATGTAATTGTGCCATCTTCTTTAACTACATAATTTTCAAATTGAGACTCTAATGCACGATCTTGTGTTCTTAAAGCATTAACACTTTCTACTGCATATTTTCCTGCGGAAAGAGCAACTTGCATATCATATTTGCGTTTTTGAGCAGGGTCATCTGCAAATTCATCAAGACTAGCTAAAACTCCTTTAGAAATATTAGTAATAGCATTCGGACTTTGTCCTGCTGCAATAGACATTCCCATTTTAATCCAAGCAAATGCTTTTTCATCGTTTGTCATTCCTTGGTATTCAGGCATAGCA